CCCGTCGACCGGGTAGAAGTTCGTCCCGTCGTAAATCTGCTTGTTATCGACACCATTGACCAGATCAAGAAAGACACCACCCGCCGTCGCGAATTGCACTGTACGCCAATTACCATCGGTCACGCCGACAGCAAGAGAGGAGACGTTCGTCGTTGCGCCGGGATAAATCCGGTTGCCCATCTCATCAACGAAATGGCCCCCGACCTCATCGACGAAATACTCCTGCGTCACCTGATTTGAAGCGTCATATATCCCGCTGTCTGTCCCGGCGAACATCTTCCGATTATTGCCGTTCAGATAGGTGAAGAGCGACAGAACATCGTCTGTTCCGTCTCCAACCTGAAGCTGGATCTGCGATCCGCGCCGCAGCATCGCGTTTGTTGCTGTCGGCAAGAAGTTGTCGAGCAGATATGCCCCGCCCGGCTGATCAACCGCGGGATTGCTGTTCGCCGTCAATCCAAGCGTCGGCGCCGGGATCGATGCCGTCTGATACGCGTTCGGGTGCTGCGGGTCTGCAGGCTTGGCCGATGGTCTCGCCTGCGCCCGCGCTGCTCGCACAGCCATTAGGGCGACCTCAAACCGCCGTCGAACTTGGCGCGGTCAGCTAGCGCGGCTTCGTATTCGGCCATGTAGTCTTGGAAGTCCGAGCCGTGATGCCGCCTCCAACGCCAAATGGCGCCGAGCGTCACAAGATCCTCTGGGACAAGCGCAGTATTGGAATCATCGGCCCATGTCGCGCTGTTCGATGAACACCAATTGGCAGATTGCCATTGAACCGTCTCTGTCGCACCGAACGCGAGATAGGGATAGAATGACAGCGTGTTGCCGGACAGGAAGCCAAAGCGCGGCGTGCCCATCTCAGGCGTAAGGCTATTCCACTCGTCTTCACTAAGACCCACGCGGAGACCGTTAACCGACCCACCCTCCGAAAGTCGTGCGAAGTCAACCGGGAGCGGCAATGCGTCATTCGCGCCCGTTCCAGTCAACGTCGTTGTCTTGTGCAGCGCCCGCCAATCGACGCGGCGCGCGAGCTCGGCGCCGGCCTCTTGCGTAAACTGAACGATCTTCATCGCGTCAGGAGACGAGTTCGCGAGAACGGTCGTGGGCGGCTGGATCGAGACGTTGATGGCGATGGCCTTGGCGATAGTCAGCAGGCTCATGGGGTCACCCCCTGCACGCGGACGGTTGAGTTGGCCCAACGCGCCCGTTCGTCGTCGACGCGAAGCTCCGCCATCGCGCCATCGAGCAAGGTCTTGGTGGCCTGGGAGAGGTCTACGTCCTTGAGGAACTTCGCCGCCTCCAGGCTGACGGCATAGAGGTACACGTCGGGAGCATCAGCCAGCAGCCAATTCGATGCAGTCGGAGAGGCCGTCAGGGTCGGCAACTTGGCGTAATATTCAACGTCACGATCGCCGCTCAGCCCGTTGATGTAGATGTTGCTGCCATCGATCGAGTACCGCGACCACATCGAACCGACGCGGCGCGCATCCGCCAGCGTGGAAGCGCGCATCTGCTGCTGGCAATTCCCGAAGACATGCAGCATTTCCAGGAAATCGGCCGGAAGAGGCGCCGCGCCGTTCGCAAATGTCAATGTGGCTGGCGTGATCTGCTGACGGCAACGCAATTCCTTGTTCAGATAGACCTCTGCCATCTGGGTCAGCCGCGGCATCACGTCGGACAAGTTGCGATTGCCGACATGATCGCCAACGGCGAACCGGAGATCGAGATAGTCGGCAAATGCGGGCATTAAACCTTGCCCTCCGTTGTCCGCCAGGCGCGGTTATCACTCGAATTCAGCCACTGCTTGACGAACTTGCTGTCACCCTGTTGCTCGGCAGCGTGCAACTGGTCGTAGTAGACATTCAGAGGGACAGACGCGATGCGGTTCCAGTCGCCCTTCCATGCCTTGCCGGCTTCCTTGCGGACAAATTCGTTCTCCGCAACGGTTGCCTCAACGGGATAGTCGGTACGGATCACCGTCTCGCGCCCATTGAACATGGCCCAAACCGTTCGACCGGACTTCGGGTCCCAGTCGATCAGCCTGAAATCGCCGTCCTGGATCATCAAGCATCCTTCTTGGGACGGCGCAGCGCACCGGTCTCGATGCCCTCAAGCGCAGCCTCGAACGGAACAGAGACCTTGGTTCCGGCCGGGTGGCGAACTTCATCGTGGTCCCACCAGTCCCGCGCGATCTCAACCTCGATCATCTGGGGAGCCGGAGCAGCAGCCGGCGTCGGCGTATTGTCGTCGCTCATTTCGATATCCTCTCTATGGACAGCAAAAAGGGGCAGCCGAAGCCGCCCCTTGGTTTCACGATGTGGACAGATCAGGTCGTCGCGGTCAGGCCGAACAGGTCCGCCACGACGCCGACGCCCTTTTCGTTCTTCACCTTCAGCGCGCCCTCGCCGATGATGACGAACTTCTCGGCGTCACCGGTCTTTGCGACCCGCGGATCGGTCTGGATGTTGCGCAGCCAGAGCCACGACAGCATCTCTCGGTCGATCATGAAGGCATTGCGCGCGACGCCGGCCGAAGTGGCCTGAACACGGTTCGGGACAATGCGAACGCGGCCATACGGACCTTCGTAAAAGTCCGCATTGGACACGATCGTGTTGTTCTTGCCATTGTCGACCGTGTAGCGATAAGACGCCACGTTGGAGTTCGACATGAACGTGACGAACACGCTCTTGACGTAGGGCGAGACCGACACCATCGAGAAGTTGGCGCCGCTGTTGAAGCCCGACTGCATCACGCCATCGAGCAGAGCCTGGGTGAACGCTCGCTGGGTGCCGTCCGTGGCCGCCACGGTCAGACCGGTCCCGGACGAGTAACCGCCGTTCGCGCCGGTCGCGCCGCGGGAGACGTTGGTGACGACCCAGGACGGGAGACCGCCAGAGACGCGGGTGGCACCGCCGACCGAAGCGACGTTGGAGACGATCGAGAACTCCACGTCCTTCTTGATCTCGCGACCGCGCATCAGCTTCTGATACTTCAGTTGCTCGGCGCGGCCCGCGTTGTCAACCGAATCCTGGGTGCCCGATACAAGGCCGGTCTTGCGCAGGATCTGGGTGTAGTTGCCCATGCGGGCAGCCGGCGTCGATGCGTTGAACGCGTATTCATCACCTTCCGTCTGGACGTTCGTGGCCGGAGCGGCGAGGTCGATAGTTTCCCACTCGGGGTGAATGCCCTTCGCGGATTCGGTGCCGATCTCGGTCAGGATCGGGGTATCTTCCGGCGTGATGCGCGACACGACGTCGGAGAGGGTCTCACGGTTGCCTTTCGCGGAGGTCGTGAGGAAGGTATTGGCAAGAGCAGCCATTTCAGAGTTCCTTTGAGGTCAATGGGTCAATCGAAGTCGATGGCCATTGCGTCAGCCATCGAACCGGTTTTGGCCAACTTCCTCATTGCATCCTGATTTGCCTTGGCCTTCGCATTGACGGGCGATTGCCGCTTCTGCTGCGCCATTGGCGGGACATTGGCGACCTTCTGGGTTGCCTTTGCCTTTGCCTTCTCCGCCGCCAATCCGAGCCGCGCATAGTGCGCAAGCGCGAACAGCCGATGATCCGATACGCCCTTGATCTCGTCGGCCGAGTACCCAAGCTCAACAGCGGCGCTCATCGCGTCGTTGAAGAACTTCTCTCGTCCCTTCGGATCTTTGGTCTGCGGGAATGCTTCGCGGAGCTTGGCGTCCTCGGAACGAAGTTGTTCCGCTCGCTGCTCCTGGGTAAGCGTATTCGCCACTTCCTTCGGTGCGTTGGCCTTCTCGATGATCGCATTGATGTTGGCCATCGCCGCGTCATGGAGCGCCTTTTCCTGGACATACCGTCCAGGGTCGGTCATCGCGAGTGACGGATCAGGTGCCTTTGGGGCCTGAGCCACTAACAGGTCTGCAATGGCGTTCACGGAGTCCGTGACACGCTGAGTTAGCCCTTCCAGGTCACGCCGCTGGTTGGCGATGGCCTGGGTTTTGTGTCGGTAGTCCCGATCCCGCATATAGCCGGAACGAAGCTCGCTGAGAGGGAGCTTTTCGCCCTGCACATCGACAATGACATCGTCCTTGACACCGGAGGGTTGATCCTTGCCGGATTCCTCGGTCTCGTCGGACGCGGCTTCGTCGGTGGTGTCGGTCTCGGCGGTCTCTTGGGCCTCTTCGCCCTCACCCGTTTCGCTGTTGTCGTCGGTCCCGCTGGTCTCGGCCTCTTCGTTGTCCTGCTGTTCTTCCTCACCAGGATCGTCAAAGTCGAGCTTTGCAAGGGTGTCGATGTCGGTCGCGAGGTGTGCGCTATCACTCTCTGCCGGGGCAGAGTTGGTGGCTTCGCCAGTCATTCAGTTTCCCTTTGGGATGCCGGATTAAGCCGGCGCTTTCTTGCGGCCCGTCGATTGGTCGGCTTTCGCCAGGACTTCGATGCGGGAACGCAAGTCACGAATGGCCCTAACAGTCGCGCAATGCGCCTGCCGGGCCTCATGATCGGTCGATTGAGCATAGACAGCGGCGTTCACCGCCTGCTGCTCAAGCTCGTCCATAAGTTCGCTGTAAAGCGGGATTGCGATGATCGCTTGAGCTGCGTGGGCGCGCTCCTGGTCGGTCATTGCGCCGCCATCTGCTCATTGCGCTCAAACGCCTTGCCGATCGAGGCCGCGTGCGCCTGCTGAATGCTGGCTTCCCGGTCCTTCTCGGCGTTGGCGTCGGCGCGGTCCATCTTCTCGCGCTCGATCTGCTCTTTCGAGGCAATCTGAGCCATTGCGATCCGCTCTTGAGAGGCGATCTTTTCGCGTTCCAATGCCATCTTGTCGGCGTCAGACTGTGCCTTGAGCGCGGCGTCGTGCATTTTGGCCTGGGTTTCCTTCTCAAGCTCGGCCTGCTTGATGATCAGATCCGCATTCCGTTGCTCGCGCTCCTTGTTGGCGTCCTTCTGCATATCCTTGTCTTTGAGCTGCAGTTGGATTGCGCCCTTGGCCTGCTCGATTTGCAACTGGCCTTGCGTCTTTTCCTGCTCAGGCGATGGCTTGTTCTTATGGGCCTGCAACAAGGCCTGGACTTCGTCCGGATCGGGCTTCGTAAAGTACAGATCCGGCGACTTCAGGCCGGCCGCCTCGACCACCTTGGACACTGCGTTGTAGACCTGATCCGGTTTCACGAACGGATTATCCGCTCCGAACGCCGCAATGAGTTTTTCCTGCATGGCGATGACAAACTGCATCATCATCATGTCGCGCTCACGGGTGCCGGCGCCGAGTCCGGTGTTCACCGTGCAGTCCATGTCCGCGTTCCAAGTGCGCGGATCGAACTCAACCCACTCATTGCGCAGCCGCACCATGCGCGGCTTGTCCTGGTGCTGGATGATCAGCTTGAGCAGGCCACGGAATACCGGCTTCAGACAATTGGCGATGGTCCGAACCATCATCTCCGTCTGCCCGATGCCGGCCTGCTCGACCATGGCCGACGCCTTCGCCGTCATGTTCTGCAGGGCATCCGGCGCCATGCCGCTGGAAGCGTCAGAAATGCCCGTCCGGTCGTGCTTCTCCTCATCGAGGTAAGACAGCATCTGGAAGGATTTGTCGGCCACAAATGGCACGACGTTATATCCTAGTGCTGTCCTTACATCTGTGCCAGTCTCGACCCGGATCGGGAGGCCAAAGGCCGGGTTTGTCACAGCCTCCGGGTTCTTGATCTTCCCTTCCTGAACGATCGGCTGCTGATTGTTCTGCCAGTACAGGTTATCGAGCGTCTGCCGGAGCAGAACCGTCTTGATGCGCTGGATGTCGTTCGTGTCGTCCGTGATCGAGTTGCCTTCCCACTGATGGGGGCGGCGCTCACAGACGATATCGGCGTAGTTGATTTCGTCCCAAGGCTCGTTCACGAGCATGTAGTTGGCAGTCAGGCCGCCGGCAAAGCACATCCGGCGCAGCTCAGCGATCCCATCGCCGTCGACATCGAGCCGAACCAGGAGCTCGTAATACTCGATCTCCTGCATTGCGGGCGAGATCGGGTCTTGCCGCAGCCAGACATTCCGCCGCCGCGTGATCTGCTCGGCGTCCTGTTCGGTGCTGTTGGAAGTGGCCTGCGGAAGCGCCTCGATCTTCGCGCGGTCATAGCCCATCGCGACAAGATCTGAACGCCGAATACGGTAGTTCTCACCGATAATTGGGCTGTCGTACAGCGACAGCGCGTCGGGATGGATCAGGAAGTTCTCGGGTGCGATCGCGGCAAGCTTAGCCTTAGAGCATACCGTCTTGCGACGAATCCGGACGTCATGCGCGGGGACTTGCACCGGCCCTTGCGGGGTCTCGATCGTCTCAGTGCGCTCGTCGTGGGCCAGCACCTCGACGTCATCGTCCCCGACAAGCTGGGCAAAGGCCATATCGTCAAGGCCGGTATGCTCGGAATACTTGACCTCGGTGCGTTTGTCCTGCCACCACTTGATGACGCCATTGCGGACGCTCAGGGCGTCATCGATACCGTCCGAAACAGCGTTAGGGCCGTCGCTCTCAGGGAACGCAACGTAATTGACAAAATCGGTCGCCTGGTCCGCACTGGCCTCGTCGCCCTGCTCGTTCGGCTGGTACTCAACGACCTTCTCGTTACCGAGAATGATCCGCACAATGGACGGCAGAACCTTCTTGATCTCGCTGCGAACGTCGCGCGAAACGACAGCCGACCGGCCGTCATCGCTCGGCGTGTCCTGCATCTCGCCATCGCGATACTCCATCGCGCGCTGGCGATCAGGATAGACCTGTTCGCGATATGCCTCGGCGTCTCTGACAAGGCCTTGTACAGCCTTGGAGACTTCCTCAGCGGACATTTCTGCCATTTAGGCCACTTTCCTCGGGGTGAAGTTCCAGGACTTGTTGTCAGGCTTCGTGATTGCAAAGCGCAGCATCATCAGCGCGTATCGCGAGGCACTGATCACGTCGTCACGCTCCTTGACGATCTTGCCATCCTTGCGGTGATACAGCCGGCGCTCTTCCAGCCATTCGCCGCACGTAGAAAAAACCTTCCAGCGTCCCGTCTGCATCCGCTGCAGCATGTCCGAGATGCCCGCTTCAACGCCATTTGTCCCATCTTCGAACGTCGCGCGCTCCTGAAGCATGTTCAGCTTCTGATCGCGATACTGCTTGGCGAGCTGATCGCCAGACCCCTTATCGTGCTGCAGACCGTCATGTGGCCAAGCCCAAGGCAGCCACTCACCCCACGGTCTCAGTGCCGCGGCGTGTATGATCGGAGTCGCTTGGCGCTCCCGATAGTTCGCAGTGACATAAACCGTGTCGTTATCGCGATCCCAAGCCATCCGAACAGCGCCGAACGGATGATCATATCCAAAGTCCACCCCGCCAATCTGCGGCCAAAGCTTGGGGATTTCGAACGGGGCAACTATGATGCTCTCCTCGAGCACCGGGAAAATCAGGCCAGAGCCAAGCGTCGGGATGCCCTTGGTACGCGCTTCTCGCTCATGCGCCGGATACCCATCAATGATCTTCTTCCGCTCTTCCGGCGTGAAGTGCTCGGCGTCCTCAATGGTCATCGTGACCTTGGCTCGATCCGGGCTGTCCTCCAGGAAGAACCTAGCCACCACGTTCGACATGCCCTTGAGCGGCGTGAACGTCACCATCACGCTGCCCTTGGTGGCATTCGTTCGGGTTATGCCCTCGAAATACACATCCTCTGGCGGTTCTTCATCGAACCAAACGAAATCAACCGTGTTGGCCTGCCATTTGGTGCGGCCCTGGTCGTAGCTCTTGAGGTACAGCGTCGAGTACCCGCCGGACACATGACGCACCGTCACCGTATCCAGCGCGTTCGCTGTTCCCATTTTGCGCGTTCGATCCGAGATCGTGCGCTGCGGGATGAAGCCCGTGCCCCACTCCTCCTCACGATCGGGAGGACCGACAAGCAGGCGCTGCACGCCATCGCGGGTCAGCTCCGACGATTCCGAGCCAGCCAGAACGATAACCGGCCGATCGTACCTGCGACCAACCCACCACTCGGGATATTCTCCCGTCAGATGCATCGAGGTTTCAGCCGCGCCCGCCAGCGTCTTGCCGAGCTGGTTGCCGGCGACGAACAACCGCTCGCGAACCTTCCGAGCGTGAAACTCCTTCTGCTTGGCGTAGGGCTTGTAGTGCTTGAGCCGATTAGTGCGGTTTCGACGGTCCAGCACCGCCATCAACTCCGCCTGCTCCTTCAGTAGCAAGGAAAGGCCTGATTGCGGCGTCGAGGGACCGGATTCGCTCGATAAGCTGCTCATCCGTCAAATGATCGGTGTTGTTGATGTTAACGTTCAGATCCTTCGGCAGGATCATCGCCACGACCTTGAGGTATGCGTCTGGCTTGGTTTCGCGGACGGCGCGGATTGCAGCCGGCCCGTTGGCCTCCCAGTCCGCCAGCATGTCCTCTAGAAACGCCTCGCCGAGCTTGGAACGAGCGCCTTTCGGGCGACCGCCGATTCCAATACCTCCCAATACGAATTGGCCCTTCTCGTTGCGCTCCGGCTTGGGCTGCTCGTCAGCCATTGACCGTCTCGCGCAACAGATCAATCGCCGCCTGCACTTCCGGCTCCCTCTGCGTGTCGTCGACGATCTCATACGGCAGCGCTACGAAACGATCGGGGCCACGGCTAGCGACAGGACCGTTCTGAGGCACACGCTGAACGACAGACTCAACTGCTTCAGAGGCGCGAGGAGCGGCCTGACCAGGCTGCCCCATCATGTGAGCCGTCGAAGCCTCGATGAACGCCTGCACGGCGCTCGCAAAGACCTCTGGCGAGCCTGCAATGCTAAGAGGAATGCTGATCATTGCCGCTTCCATCGCTGACAATCGCAAGCGAACTCGCTGCTAAACGACCTCGGAGCCAGAACCTCGGCTTGGTCGTAGCAAGCCGCGTAGCCACCGCTTGATCTCTTGTGCACTTTCCCGTCGCACCAAACCGTGTGATGACCGCCCTGGTGCACAATAGCGAACGGCACCATCGCCCCATACGGCCAGCCGTACATTGCTGGCTCCGGGTTCTTCTCCTCGAACTCCGCTTTCTGCTCTTGCCTGCTCAGGATGCGGTTGATCGATTTGAAGTCGGTGACGATGCTCATCTCACACCCACTGCATGAGCTCGTCGAAGTCGCACGGTTGCCATGCCGCGTAGCTAGCCCCATAGCCGTCGACGTATGACTTGGCGACCCAATAGCCGGGGAAGAAGCCCCAATGAGAAATGCTCATCTGCGACGGTCCTTGCGGAACGGATTGATGAATATCTGGTCGATGATGACGCAGAGAACTGCGGTGAGGCTGTAGAGGCCAGCGGCGAGAGGGATCATGTCAGCCGAGCGCGCGGCCAATGCTCTGAATGTAGTTCTCGATCTCGGAAATCCTGGCGTGCGCTTCGTCAGCCGAGTCATTCAGGCGGTTGACGGCGCCTCCCGGTGAAGTCTGGCCGTTCTTGGCGTTGTTCAGGCCGGAGACGGGCGTCATCGCGCCGATCTGCGCCGAGATCATGCCGAGAGCTTCGACGGCCTTCAGAAGTCGCTCATTGAGCGTGTCGATGCGCGAAGAGGCGCTGGCGATCGTGCGAGGCGTAACCCTCGGCTCCTGCGATTCGATGCCACCGATGGCGGCGCCATCATACGGGCTCGCAGCGTTGTTCAATCCCTGCTGATAATATGCCATGTGCCGCTCGACGGTTGGAGGAAAGAAATCCCCGGCGCTCACGACCTGATGGGGGTTCGGGTGAAGGCCGGGGATGAGTCTAGGGAGGAAACGCCGCCAAGAAATGCGAAACCCGCCGAGCGGTTAAGCTGGCGGGCGGCGCAAATCAGGAGGATGACTGATTTGGGCACATTCCTGACGGTTTGGCAATAGCGTCGGATTCCACTCCCCATTTTCTTGTGTAATCCAAGATCGCCATGTGTTCGTGCTGGCGATAGATGCAGCGGCCGTCCAGCACATCATCCTGATCTTGGGGCGACAGCGTGGCAAACATCGGCATCGGGCCGTCGAGCCGCATCAGCATCTCGCGCGCGCCTTCTCCGAGGCATTCCCTGAGGCTCACGAAATCCCCCACAGCTTCGCCAGCTTGCGCCCGCTCTCGCGAAGCACCTTCTCAGCCATGTCCCGCGCTTGGGTCCGCGAGTGATAGCCGATCGAATACCCTGCCTGCTCCAAGGACAGCTCAGCGCAGACCACGTTATCCACGATGATGCCCGGCTGGTGGCCGATACCATGCTCACCATCACGAGCGTTCCTGTACTGCTGGCGATGATGCGCCTGGCGCTCCGATTTCGCCATGCCGGACATCGAGCTTGGATCAGACGCAAACACCCGATTGAGGTCCGCGCTTCCGATGGAGTCCTGAAGCCCCGCAGAGAACCAGTGATGGCGGTACCTCACCAGGGCGGTGTATTCCCGCCTGAGAGCCGCCTCCTCGCTCAGTGACTTCGCCTGCCGCGTTAAACGGCTGTACATGCGATCTAGGGGGCAATCGTGGAACTGGTAGACGCGGTTACCCCGCTTGTCGTCGCCGACCGCGTAGTGATTGCCGGCCTTGGCTATGCGCTCAAGTGTCGGCCCCGTCGAGGTTGGATGCGCGGGGTTCTGCTTCCCGTACATCTTCGACCGAATGCCCTGCCGCCTGAAGTTCTTCGCCATTGCTGCCCCGTGATGCATTTGCCGCGTTCCTTTCTTGATAGTCCTTGAGCCATTCCCTCGACCGCTCCAGACGCTCTTGCGCGTCGGTCCTGGTGGGCTGGCGGATGCCCGGGACAAACCCGGGCATGATTCCCTCCGTGGGCGATTTCGCAGCTATCGCGTTGATCTTGTTGGCCTGAGGGGTGATTTCCTCCCGCACTGAGCCGTCTGAGGGATCGCGGATCATTTCTGAAACGCCTTCATGACCTTATCGATGGTGTCGGAGTGAGCGTTGCGCAGCCCGGCAATCAGTATCCGGTGCTTCCGCAGCTCAGCGTTCGCCTCCTTCAGCGCATCGCGAAGCAGATAGTTCTCCGCGGCCACAGCGTTGTGGGTGCTTTTCAGCATGAAAGGCCAGCGAGGTCTTCTCATTGCATCCGCCTCCCGTCAGGGCTGAGGCCGTACTTGGCAAGCAGCTCGGGCGGCGCCTGGCTGACATCGGCGATCGGCGCATGGCGCGACCACTGCCCGCCCCTCGCGTAGATCCTCACTGCATCGTCTAGAGAAATCTTGTCGGGCATGGCCGGAGGATCGAAGGCCGCAACCGCGATGTTTACGAAGTCCTCCGCATTCAGCCAGCTTGCCGGCATGGGGATGAACTCGGTCCCGATCTTGGCGTGAAGGGTCTCACCCAGCCGCTTTGCTGCTGAGATAATCGCTTTCGGGTCTACGCCGGTCTTGACCAGAGAGTTGAATTTCCGCTCGGCAGCCTTCCAACCGTAGTTTCCCTTTCGCCTTGGATAGACCTTTTTGAGGTTTTCAAAATCCTCATTCGAAGGCGAAGCCGCACGAAATTCTTTCTCTTTCTCTTCTCTTGTTCTCTTCTCTATATCCTCTTCTCTTCTCTTCTCTGGGATAGCATCCCGCTCCGGTTCTGCTAGCGTCTCGCTAGCAACGAAAAAACCTGAGTCAACCAAAGGCTTTAGCGCGGACTGGAGGTCCGAGACGGAAACGTGAAGGCGAAATGCGATCTCGTCCATGGACGCGGTGATTTCGCCGTCCTCATACTCGCTTGCTAGCAGCCAGAGCATTGGCGCTAGCGCCCTGCTAGCAAGCGGCAAGCGGTTGAATGCGAAATCGGTCAACAAGCCCTTGTGGAGCTTGATCCATGCCGGGGTCCGCTCTTTGTAGTGCTGGAACGATTTCCAGTTCTTCGGGGTGAGGCTCATTCGATCCCCAGCTCGCCGCGGTATAGGTCGACCAACGCTTCGCGGTTGCGGCGCTTCTCCGCGTCCTCGCGCTGCGCGCGGACGATAGCGCGCAAGGCCGGCAGATCGTATCCCACGCCCTTTGCCTCCGCGAACACGTCACGAATATCTGCGGACACCTCGTCGCGGTTGTCCATCAGATTGTTGATGCGCTCGACAAGCGCCTTAAGCTGTCCGTTGTGCCCCGGCTCGGTCATCCGCGCTCTCCTGGCTGTTGGTGATGGGAACGCGGTGAAGACTGTTACGAAGCATGAGCGGCACGCCGTCGCTCAAGATGTTGCGCATGTGGTCGGGGCCGATCTCGATGACCGTCACATCGTCCGAGCCAAATAGCTGGAAGTTGAGGACGTAACGGCCGGCGGCCGGGCTGGTGAGATAGGCGAGCTTAGCGATGCTCATGCAACCCGCCCGTTTTTCTTCACCACGATGGCCTTCTCGGCCTCGCGGACGAGGCGGCGAAGCCGGTCACGCTGCCGCGGGGTTGCATTGCGCAGAGCGATTTGGCGCCGCTTCAGGACGTCACGAAGCCTCATGCTGCACTCCTTTCCTGTTCGAGAACGAATAGCGCTCGTTCTGTGAGCCATTCGATGACAACCTGTTTCGCGGTCGTCTTCTTTTGAGCGGCGATGCCTTCGATGCAGCGCCTGACGTCGGCGGAGATCGGGCTTAAATTCTGTGGGAGCCGACCACCGCGGCGATGGTTGAGCCAGAACGCGACTGTCGAGTGATCCCGCTCCAGGATCTTGCCAATCCGGTTGTACGACAAACCGAGATCGACGAGGCGGGATGCAATCTCGACGCGCGCATCAACGAATTTCTCTCGCCGAGACCGGCTCATGAGTTCATCGATGGTCACGCCATGGCGGTGCAGAACATCGAGGATGATCTCGTGGCGCTTCTTTTCCTTGGCCGAGGTGATCATGCCGCGTCCTCTTCCAGGTTGCCGTATTCGAGGGCGACAGATTGAGGCATGTTGCGTTTCTTCAGAATCAGCGAAAAGCGCTGAGCGGCGGTCGATCCGCCGGCGCCGGGCCGGCGCTCCTGCGTGCATAGAAATTTATGAGGCAGGCAGTATGAACTCCCCTCGCTCTTTGCATGGCCGCAGAACGTGATAGCCCTATCGCCATATGGATAGCGGCAATTGTGCGGCTGAAGGTCAGCAAGGGATAGGCGCAGGGGCTCAACCTCCGCGCATCTAACCTCGATCGTTTCCCGAACCGGTCTCACCGGGACGATGCGAGGTCCCGCCGCCGTCTTCAACGGGCGGCGCCGCGCCGGCTTCTCTCTCTTCGCCGTGACGCGAGGGCGAACAGAGCACAACCCGATACGCTGAGCCCGGCCAATCGCCGCGTTGCGCGTGAAATTGGTGTTGAATCGAGCGTTGATCTCTGCGGCAGCTACGGCGAATGATGCGCCATTGCCTATGAGGTCACGCAAGAACTGCGATTGTTCTTCACTCCATGCCACAACCCCCATCACGCTCCCCCTTTGATCTCAGGCGCGATCTAAAAACTAAAAGTGGTATGCTGGAGCGAAACTCCATCGCCAATTCGCCGGTACTCTCCGATAGGCGTTCGAATTTTCCTTAAGGGAAACATCCCTGAGATTTGAAATTCGATTGTTGAGCTTCTTGCCGTCGATATGGTCGAGGACATCGACCGGCCATTTGCCATGAACGTAAAACCACGCAAGGCGGTGAGCCAAATAGGATCGGCTACGCACCATGATCTGCCAGTAGCCGTAACGGCTCTTGGTGCCCGCAACTCGATCGGCGCGAATCCCAGGGCGAGACCTGCGCCAATGGAAAATTCCCGTCTCCGGGTTATATTCCAACAGATCAAGCAGATCCTCGTGAGTTAGTTCGTTCTCGTATCCAGACGATCTCACCTATTTCCCCCTAATCCTTGCCAAGAAGAGCCTTAGCCGCGCGAACAGCGTTGCTATCAGGCCCGGTGATTGCTTCGGTCCTTGAGATTTCATTTTCCAGCTTTCGCATTTGTCTTTCGCACTCTGCGCGATAAGCC